CGCGGCGCCGCTAGTCAAGCCACCTATGGCTTCTTCCAATTTTTCAATCTTTTTTAAAAGTTTTTCAAGCATGGTCTTTCCTCCTTAAGACTCAGTATTATTGACATAACTAATTAGTATAAAATCCCCGGAACCCGGGGAAAAAGTGAAAGTTATTTCATCATTATCGGTGATATTGTAGTCATAGCTCGCACCTCTTCTCATAAGCAAACCATTGTGAAATAGTAGTTCTGAACCGCTGATAAAGTTTTGAGAAGTGGTATACACGGTGTTTGAATCGTTTATCAATCCCGAAGGCGTTTCGCTGTAGGTGCTATTGTTGAATATAGAAGTGTTAAAAGTATTCCCATTGCTTCCTGCTACGACTGTAACGGTGACATCATTTCCAGATGTGGTTGCTGTTACCCCGCTTCCTGTAAAATTAATGGACTCTACACCAGTTGTTAAGCTGTCGCTAGAATTTAACACCTGAACATCTGTTCCTCCGCCTCCGCCTCCGCCCACAGAAGAGGAGACGGTAACGGTGACATCGTTGCCAGAGTTGCTTACAGCTATAGTAGTCCCGCCACTGCCTGTGAAATTGATGGACGCGGCCTCAGTTACAACATTGTCGCCAGAGTTTTTAATAATTAAATCTGTACCCCCAGAAGAGCCAGTATTGATAGTAACAGTAACATCATTACCCGAAACAGATGTGGAGACGGCGCTTCCTGTAAAGATTAATTCTTGAAGGTTCTTAGTTAAAACATCACCAGAATCTTTGACGATGACTGAGCCTGTATTAATTGTGACAGTAATGTCATTGCCACTATTTGTTGCTGTGACCGCACTCCCTGTAAAGTTGATGGAGGCGGCGTTTGTTGATAGGTTCTGGCCAGAGTTTTGAACGACGAGTGAAGAGCCTGTATTGAAAGTAACGGTAACATCATTGTCAGAAACAGAGGTTGATACCCCGCTTCCTGTAAAGTTGATAGAAGATAAGTTACTAGTTAACTCAGTGCCTGAACCCTTAACAATCACCGAAGACCCTGTATTAATGGTGACGGTAACATTATCGCCGCTGTTTGTCGCCGTGACCGCACTGCCGGTAAAATTAATAGAAGCAGCATTCGTAGTCAAGTTCTGACCTGAATTTTGTACAACCAGCGAAGACCCGGTGTTGATGGTGACGGTAACGTCGTCGCCAGCAACAGAAGTCGTCACCCCGCTTCCTGTAAAGTTAAGCGCGTTAAGGTTGTTGGTCAGTTGATCTCCAGAATTTCTAACAATTAAATTCGACCCTGTATTAAAAGTAACGGTAACATCGTTGCCAACAGTAGACACGGATAACGAACTTCCTGAGAAGTTGATCGACGCCGGGGTTTCTGTAACCGTTTCCCCAGAATTTTTGATCACCAATGCGTCAGCACCGGAACCGGTCACATCTGTCCACGTTGCTGTCAAATCCCCAAAGCCCGCGCTCCTGCCAAGAGTGAGTGTGTGCGACGTACCGTCTGAAGTTACCTCTGCCGACGTTACCACGCCATCGGGGGTTGCCCCACCACCACCAGAACCTAGGCCCAGGCTGGATGGCAAAGACAGTTTAACTGGCGGCACAACCTTCTGCTTTGTGAAGCCAGCTAGACCAAAAAACCTACCACCATCCTCATGCGTAGCAATGTCGCCAAGAATAACGCGCTCGCGAGGCATCTTGACCTGTACGGCTGTTTCTCTTCTCACCACTTTTGGTGTGTCCTCGTTTTTTTGGTCACCAACCAAATATCCCAATACCTCAATATCTATTTTTGTTTCATATTTCCGCTCTTCTTCTCCAACCTCTGCAACGTTGTTACTCAAAGAATAGTCCTGTTTGATGAATGCCTCGTACAAGTGACCATCCCGTGTTAGCGGAATATAGTTAATGGCGCCTGGTCTTGTGATAAATGGTGCAACCATCCCATCAATCTGCTTTTGGTACTCAGCTTTAAGTAGGACACTGTACGTGACCGTAACATAAACAGGCATTGGGATAGATAGTGTTTCGTAGATAGCTGGCTTTGAGCGTCCGGGGAAGTTTATTTGGCCATGGCCTACATTACCATTCCCCCACTTTCTCTTGCTTGCAGCATTATTATATTGGGATGTTTTTCCATGCAACAAGCGTTTTGCAATCGTTATAGCCCCTTGCTTTGTATCCCCCACTTTTGGGACATTAGCCCAATAAGTGCCTTTTTTATTTAAATCCTTAACGAGAGAGGTCCTTTCTACTGTCACAACAGGAAGGATAACAACGCCGGCATCATCCCTAAGCGTCTTATCGTTTTTAACTTGGTATGCCCTCTCAGCAGTTAACCAAACGACAGGTACTTTACCCCAGCCAGTATTGGTGGCGGCCTGTATATTTAAGCCGTTGTCTATCCAATCAAAAAACGCCCTGTCAATAGTTTCCATGGTGGATGGCTGGAATGCTATTTCGCTCTCTAAGGTTCCGCCATGGCGCTCGATAGCCGGGGGGCGTGGCTTGGCAGCGGGGGGCGACATGGGGATTGCTGGGCGAGGTATTTTAACATCTGGCAGCCTTTTTTGCTCCGTAAAGCCCGCTAAACCATAAAACCTATTACCATTCTCGTGCATCGGGATGTCGCCCGTCATAACCCTCTCGCGAGGCATTTTAACCTGAGTGGCCGTCTCTCTGCGAACTACTCTGGGTGTGTCTTCGTTCTCTAAATCACCTATGATGTACCCAAGAACTTGAATTTCGATCTTCGTTTCGTATTTACGCTCATCCTCGCCCATGTCAGCTATGTTATTACCTATAGAGTAATTCTGCTGGACGAAGCCTTCATATAAATGACCATTTCTGGATAACGGTATGTAATTAATGGCCCCGGGAGAAGTGATAAACGGTGTGATTAGACCATTCATCTGTTCTTGGTACTCAGTTTTGACCAGAATTGTGTATGTTGCCGTTATATATACGGGCATAGGCACAGACAACGTTTCATAGATCATCGGCCTAGCCTTGCTAGATGGAAAGTTCATCTGACCGTGACCAACGCCGCCTTGGCCCCACTTTCTTCCGCTTGCAGCATTGTTATGTTGTGCTGTTTTGTCGTGCTTAACTCTTTTTGCGACAGTGATAGATCCACGCTTGGCGTCGCCCACTTTTGGAACATTTGCCCAATATGTGCCCTTTCTATTTGGGTCCTTAGTTATAGAGGTACGCTCAACCGTTATCATTGGCAGAATAATTGTTCCACCAGTGTCGCGCAAAGTCTTATCGTGCTTGATTTGGTACGCCCGCTCTGCGGTTAGCCAAACGACAGGCACTTTGTCCCATCCTTTATTGGTTGAGGTGTGAATATTCAAAGACTCATTCACCCACTCAAATAAAGCCCTATCAATATTTTCTATATTAGAGGGCTGGAGGGATAGCTCGCTCTCTAATGAGCCGTGGAGGTCATCATTTTTGCTCATGGTGTAACCTCTGACCTATTTTCCATCGAATCTTCCCTCTCTTGCGCGAATACACTTAGCAGATATTTCCATTCTGTGGTCTATCTGACCAAATAGTTGCTTTGGTTCGGCTAGAGAGGCAATTTCGTAAAGTCTGTCGCCATATTGAACAAAATCACCTTCACGAACAAACAAATCTTGGTCTTCGGTCAGGCGTCTTTTATGAAAATGCACAGTTATAGATGTTATTTTGTCGATTCCGACACTCGGGGTGTACGCAGTTTCGATACCTTCCCACTCGACAAGAGCGTGAACCCTAATCGGAGGCAAATATACCTTATTTATAGCCTCACCATAGAGAGAATGATAGTCTGAGCGCTCCATATCTATTGGATAGTATAAAATAGTCTGGCCAATGACCCTTTCAATGAGTTCATCGTTAACCTGCTTAACATAATCTCTCTCTTTCTTGCCCGTAAATAGCGGCGGTGGAGGATTATCTGGTTGTTTCCAATCGGCCATCTTGCATTATTACCCCATAAATATTAAATTAGGAATCTTTGCATGGATCTTGTTTGACTCCTCTACTAGCGCTGCGTCGCTTTCCATGAGCTTGTTGTATGTGAGTTCATCAAGTGTTGTCTTGAGTTCTTCTCTTAACTTTTCTTGCTCTTCTTTACCCTGTGTTATTAAATCACCACCATTTAATTGCACAGACTCGCCTGGAATCGGTATCGTACCAAATTTACTACGTATTAAGCCCAACATTTCTTTAGAGAGGGCCAAAGTAAACCTTCTAATCCATTGTTTACCAATACTATTAATTTTATCATACTGTATATTGGCAAAAGGCAGCGTATTCATGTTGTTCACGCCAGATATACCAATTGACCTGTCCTCGTCTTCTTCCCACGCATCCCTTGGGATAGTAAACTTAACCCAATATCGCTTGGGGCCTCCATCAGCGGGCACTGGGAAGATTCTTAACTTATTATTTTTCAGTTCGTAAGAATAATGTGAGTTTCTTACATAAATCGCCTCTTCAAACGCCATAGACTGAAGTCTATTGTGCCATGTCGGGATGACCTGGAACGTGGAATCGTCTGCATACTGACCATATGTTGAGAAGTTTCCAATAACATTAAGCCCGCCATAATAGCCATAAAATCTCCACTGAGATCTAGGAGTTTGGTAGTACACTTGCTTAATTAAAACTTTCGTATTCTTAACCTTCCCATAATAAGGCGCGCTGCTAGATAAAGCGGAACTGGCTGAAATTATTGTTTGTAAATCATAATCCTGCTTGCCATCCTCTGCATCAAAGGAGGCAGAATACTCCGTGTCGTTGCCGCCGATGCCAACCTCAGCAGAAATACCCTCTGCGACGCGTCGGGCATATGAGAATTCGAACCGTGGATACTTTAATTCAACCTGTGTATCTGCCAGTGCATGGCCAGACTCTATTTCACCGTTCCTATCAAACGTTCCAGTAGTATTGCCAAGCAGGTTACCAAGAACATTCTTGGCCTGATGCACGTTAATTATGTAAGAATACTCAAGAACTGCTTCTTCATAGGCAGCGTATACCTGGCCAGGAGTAAGTTCAATATCAAGAACATCTCCTCCAAGTTTCTTGTAAGTATATGAAACCTGATCTACTGCTGCACTTATAAAACTAGGTGCAGAATACACTCCGAATGGAAGTGCACCGGTTACATCCGCTAGTGTTCCTGTTGCCGGAAGTCTTACTGCACTTACTGTGCTTGCCGGTGTTAAAGTTGGGAGTGCCATACATTATATTCTCCTGTGAAATAAATAGTCATCAGGGTAACAAAAAACCCCCCGCTCCCAAGAAAGGGAGCGGGGGGTGCGTAGATCTTTATCTACATTGGCGTCTAGCTAGTAGCGCCGATCATGTCACGGACGACAACTAGGCCGTACATGTCAGGACGAACCATCTTCTTCGCATAGCGAGTCATGACGCCCTTACGAGGTACGAAGTCCTCAGGGCCAAAGATGGTGGGAGTGACCTGCAGAGGCACATAAGGAGCGTATACATAGCCACTTTCTAGGAAGCTATTGCCCTTACGGCCAACGAGGACCACGTTACGTGGGAAATAGGGGTCAACCCAGACATCCCACTTCTTGCTTAGGCTACCAACGTTGACAGCGCCAACGGTACCCTTGGAATCATCGTGAGTCACGTTAGCACGGAACCCGGCGGTGAACTCCAAGAGGTTTGCAACCTCGGGGCCAACAACTAGGAAGTTGGCGCCCCCACGGAGGGTCTTACGGTGAATGCGGGCAGACACGTCATTGATCGTCTCAATGAGAGTCTCATACCACTCAGACACAGTACCTGTGAACTCAGGAGCCCCAGAGACATCTACGAGTCTCTTACCGGTCTCACGGTCCACAAAGGCACCAGGAAGGCGTGACCAGTAAAGGCGGCCTGCCGTGGCACCCACAACGAGATCGTTCAAAATCTCGCGATCGATCTCAAGAGCGATCTGCTCAGAGAGAATCGAAGTAAGCTCAACCTCAGCGTCGAGGTTGTGGTAGGCGTTGAGATCCTGACCTAACTCAGGTGTCCACTTAGCCTTGAGCTTCTTGGTAACAGCCGTGACGCTCACGGAATCGACCTTGATGTCGATCTCGGGAATGTCGGGGTTGTTCTCCAGTCCCCAATCGTCGGTACCTACGACAGCACCACGGGCGTTGTCCGTACCTGCGGCGGGAGTTCCACCGAAGTTGTCAACAATTGGGAAGTGGTAGAGCAGGCCGTTGCCTGATCCACCCGCACCAGTTAGCTGGTGACGCATAGTACCGAAGCTGTGTCCGTCGCCATCCTCAGAAGCGAAGAAAACGAGAACGTGGTTTCGGGCAGTACCACTGAGGCGCGTGAGGCGACGAATCTGCCTTACGGAACCAGTGAATCCAGAATTGGTCAGAGCAATTAGGTTATCCATATTGATCTTGCTGCCGTTACTTGAGGTAAGACCGGCGACTGCGATCTTACCAACAACAACCTTGGTGCTACCAGAGTTGAGGTCGGGGTCGAAGCGGCAAAGGGCGTCGAGCTTGTAGCTACTAGCGTTAACGCCGGAAGCACCGCCGTCGTCCTTGCCGAACACACCAGAGGTGAGAGTCACGATACCATGGGCACCATCAGCCAACGTAACCGATGCAGTTGGTGAAGTGTAACCATTGGAAAGGTTGTAGAAACCCAACTCTTGGTGCTCAATACCGTTGGTAGCTCCATCGAGCTTGACACCACCGGTGATCTCCTGACCGACGCGTGCGCCGCCGAAGACTGAATCGTTCTCGGTAATACCCAAACGATCATTGCGGTGCTGAAAATCTAGGAAGAAAATCAGACCGGAAGGAAGGCTCATTGGCTGAACCGACACTAGGTCGTTAGCAATAAGTCCCCCAAAGACACGACGTACAATTGGAAATGCGACAGCGGCAAAGCCCTCGACGTCTCCAGCAGCCATGGATGAAGCCTCACGGAGAAGCTCCTTTGCTTGGTTCTCTAATAGAACCGCCATTGTATCGACATAGCGATCATCACTTAGTCCCTCTAAAAGGCCGGTGCGCTCCCACTTGGATCGAAGAGCAGCACCTTCCTGTTGGAGATCGCGATTAACTATGCCTTCAGTTAGCTTGTTTAAAATAGACATTTTTAAGTTCTCCTTTTTATTAAATTAGTCCTGCTAGCCTTTTCATTCGTTGCATTGAAGAATCAGACCGTGGTCTTTCATCTCTACGTGGCAACGACGTGGAAGGATTTCTACTCACCGCTTCGCTAAGTGATTTTGGCTCCCTATTGTTGGAAGCGCCCACTGTGCTTTGAAGAGTTTCATAAATAACCTTCGCCTCCTCGACAGAACTCGTCTTACTAATAGCCTCGGCAAGCTGATGCTTTTGCCGCTCATTCAGGGAGTCGCTACTAAAAACCTTGTTCGTGTAAAGGAGCTTCGCATTAGAAACATTGGTGTTTTCCAACGTTTCCTTAAGCGTTAAAATAAGTTGTCTCAAGTCTTTATTCTCTTTGACAACTTCTTTGTTCATATTCTTAAATTCATTATTGTTGGTCAAGAGTGTTTTGTTCTCATTAGCCAACTTCTGTAAAGATTCTTCTAGTTTTTTACTGTCCTTGTCATCCTCGTCTTCCTCTACCACTTCCTCCTCCTCAAGATATTCTTCATGAGGGGTGTTGTTGGCTGCCAAAGCTTCATCATTGGCAGTCTCAATCTGAGACGTGGGAGTTTCAAGCCAACCAGACTTCTGTGGCTCGATATCAACGGTCAAATCTTCTAACAAAGAATCAATAAAATCATCACTCAAAACCAATTCTTCCTCTAGGCCCAGCGGAAGCGCATCCTCGCGGGGCTCCTGGGCAGCGGGGCCAGATGCCTCGCCTGCGGCGACCTCGGCATCAAGGGCTGGCTTAAGTTCATCAAAACTGATTGTGACCACTTCTTCATCGTCTGGGCAAGGGCACAGGTCCTCACCATCGGTGGCTGCGAGAGGAGCTTCTGGTACATCGTCTACGGGGCCTTCGTCGCCCATGGGCGGGGCCGCTTCTGGCTCAAGGTCTTCCAGCCCGCCAGCAAGAGGATCTTCCTCTTCCTGCTCGGTCAGCAAAGAGTCGACCGCATCTTTTATTTCGTGTGAATACTTTTCGATGATGGCCTCTTCAGCGTTCTTAAGAGCCGCTTCCTTGAGGGCCGATGCATCGACAATTGCTTGTTCTAACATAGATGACATATGATTCTCCAAATTGCACTTCTCGCGTCAAAGTAATTAGTCGCATGTTTCCATAAATGCCATTTTTTATACGGTTTATTACTTAGACAGACCAGACCCGGTTAAGGGGTACATCGATGCGGTGGGGATTGTCGTCAACTCAGCATAAAGTTCAAAAGCGCCGTTCGCGCCCTGCGATGTAACATACACCTCTTTGCACTTGACGTTCATTGTCACCTTGTCCTTACTATCGGTTAACGTTATATAGTGTAACCCGGTAATATAACCCCTGGAGGCATTTCCGGATTTCACGGATGCCGTTGGAGCGAAGTGAAGTCTTAAATCAACATCTGTTCTATTAACCAATGTGAATGATTTGCACACATACGGGAACTTAATCCTCTTCTCTTCCTTAGCGTCGATGTCGAGCGACCCAGTTATCCACGGTCGACCAGACACTTGGTATGAACCGACTTGGTGCAGGCCGGCTCGTGGGATATAAGGATATTTGTTTTCTTCAGCCATTTCTTACCTCTTCCTAACTAGTTTCATACTTCTATTTTCTTCTTTTTGTTTTTTATGCATCGCCTTGATTCTACGCTTATTTCTATTCCTAGCAACAGAAGGTTTTTCGTAATATCTTCTATCGCGAACTTCTTCAATAATGCCCGCTTTCTTTACTTTCTTTATAAACCTTCTAATAAGCCGCTCAGGACTTTCATTTCTTCTTGGAGTTACCTCCGCTCTTACTGGACTTGCCATAATTACCCCGCTAATTTGCCCCAATTGCCACCAGACAGGTTAAGGATCCCGCTGATATCGACACCAGGGTCGCCAGGATCCATACCGGACATTGGGTCGCCGGGGCCGGATTCGGCGCGCATGGGCGCCGTACCTTCGAAGAGATCTATTCCGCCATAGGCATCTTTACCAATTGCATCAAGCATTCTACTTTTCGTTTCTCTAAGTTTTGCCTTGATCTCTTCATCTGAACGTTGAGGCGCCTGCTGGACTACAGCAGGCTGCCTCTTCTGTTCAACTATCGTATTTGTACCTAAACCTTTTACTACCTCGGAAATAATTCCGGAAAGAACACCTTCTTCAAACATCACCTCCTTGATGCATTCTTTAATGAGTGGCTTAAGTACCTTCTTTAGTTCAGTCTTCTTCATTTAATACCTTTACAAGCTCTTCTCTAACAAGCTGTTTCAGCCGACCCTCTGTGACTCTTGGTCTCTTTGACTCCTCGAATTTTGATTTATAGTTAACATCTCCAGACTGCATCTTTTGAGTAACTGCACCTAGAGAGACTTGGCCATCGTGAGTGTCGCCGCCATCAAACTGGGGCATGTAATCTCTCTCGGGGCCCTGCGGCGGTGGGAGTTGAGATAAGTTCCCCGCAACAGCAGATACGATCGTCCCCTTGACTTGGTCGGGAGTCATATCAGGCTTTAATCCCCAATATTTCTGTGCTTCGGGAACTAGTTTAATTTTCTCCAAATATTCGGGGCCGAGAAGCACATCAGCTTTGGGAACGGCCTGGCCCTCTCTGTCCAGAATCATCTTTGCAATCTCCGGGGCCTCCTTTCCTAAAATATTATCCGAGGGCAGCGGGTTTCCCTCATCATCAACATTCTCGGCCGAGGCAGAAGGAAGTTTGCCAGAATTTGGATCGATCGTGGCAGCAATGGCTACTTGAGCCGTAGCCAGTTTGTTAAGCGGGGAACTCCCAGGCAACCCAATGTCGACCGCGTTAATTTTCGCGTCCGGGCCTGCGACGGCCCAGGTAGAAGACCAACGATGATGACCATCGATAACTAATTGGCCAGAAGACACAATTTTCCCCCCTCGGCCAGTAATGTCGCCAGTCTCAACATCCTTAACACTCTTTAACGTGGAGAGCGGGAAACCAATAGATTTCATTAAACTAATTTCGTTTTGAGTAGGGACCATGTCGCCAACGGAGGGCTTCGCATCTTCATTGACCGTTATAACTTCGTCGCCTGGTGCGCCATCCTCTGCTCCAGAAGCCAGTGCTTTTCTGACTTTTGGGTCTTGGCCCGCGGGACTGTTAAGAAAATCAACCACACTAACAACATCTTTTTTAGAAAAATCGTCTGCGAAACCCTGAAGAGTGGCGGACGCGTCTTCACTAACAAACTTGCGAAAGCTCTCAAATAAAACCTTTGCATCTTTATAACTTGACCAACTCACTTTCTAATCCTCCAAAATATCGTTCAATGCTCGATTAATTCTATCGGCCTTGGTAAAAACACTATTTGTCTTGCCCTCAGACAAAGCCATATAGGCGCCTGGGGTAGAGGGCTCTGAAACGATGTCAAAGCAAATCAACTGAAAATCGTCATTCACTGTTACTTGGCCGCCCTGAGATTCTGTGACAGAGCCTAGGCCTCTGGAAGAAATGCCAAGTTGCACGCCCCCTTCACACAAGGATCTCAGAATATTACCAGAAGGGGTGTCTAATACTTTAATCTTCCCCATAACAGAATTGTTGTCCCACCAAACTTCAGTAACAAGGTGAGACGCATTTTTAAGATTGATTACTGAATCATCAGGATGGTCTAGCTCTCCAACAGACCGATTCTCTTTAATGATCTTTTGGTAGTTCTTCATCTCCCTCATCAATACTTTTTGAGGGTAGACTCGACCATTGCCGTTTTGAATCTCTGCCTCCTGCAGTTTACCGGAAAGCATCATACCACCATTTGCAACGTATCGCTTCTCTTCCTCTGTGAGAAGGTCTTGGCATGTGCCACCTTCACATAAAGCGTAATACTCTCGTAGGACAAGCTTCTTATTCATCGTGTTCCTCTAAACATCACCCGTCAGTTCTTCTTCTGATCGCTTGTCTTTTTTAGCAGAAATTCCCGAAGGGCCGCCCTCGTCGGGGCTCGGCTGCTCCCCGGGCTTCCATCCTTCTTTCTTCCGCCTTCGGAACGCCTGGGCCGGCGTTTCATCATCCTCTATTTCCTCTTCCAACGGTCCGCCTCTGAGTCCAGCAATCGGAGCAACGGAGGCATCGTGGCCGCGGCTCGCCCGTTTGACGGGCCTGGTGGCCCCGCCGGGGGCGAGGTACCTTGTGACCTGGGCGGCCACCTCTTCGGGGGAGGCGCCGGCGGCATGAAGGTCGTTAAGTAGCATCTCTACCTTTTCTTTCTGTTCCGCACTCATTGGTCCAAAAGCTGCTCCAGTACCGGGAGAGCCAATGGCTCGTCCACCGCCGAAACCCTCAGCCAATACAGCTTGCAACTCTTCTTTAATAATTTGTTTTAGTTTAGTCTTTGTAATATGCATGTTTTTCTCCAAAAAAGTTTTTTGCGGGCATTACCCGCGCGAGCTAAGAGCCCTTGCAGCAGTGGCGAACTGGTTGCAGCATCCATCTTTTAACCATTTTCACTTCCTCCGCTATTGTTAAGAGAGACCTTAATACCACAGTCCCCAAACAACTCACTAAGAATATAAGAAGTACCAGAACTTAAACTGCCCAAAAGCAAGAAATTCACGATATTATATTCGAAAGTAAATAGTTCCGTATATCTGTTTATGCCCAAAAGAAAGACACCGACCCAGAAGCCCATACACATTGTACAATGAAAAAGCTTCCCCATCTCGCCACACGTTGGTCGAATGCGATCAAAAATTGACCCATAAACTATTATTTGTGTTATCCCAAAAGCGCAAAGAACAAAATATAATAAATCCATTATCTATTCTTACCCTCCCAAATCCTGTAAAGTAGGCCATAAGGGCGGATGCCGGGAACGATCGAACCTTTCGTATCATCATGTGGCACCTCACCAAGCTCTGTTGAACTTTCTTTGTCGGGATCGGTCAATAGGTCATCCTGCTCCTCATCATATGTCTTTTGGAACATATAGAAAGGTGCCTCTTCTTCAAGGAACTTGCCAATGGAAAAGATAGCCATCTGATTGGTGCTGACACCTTCTTGTTCGGACGCAAGCAATTTCCCTTCAAGCGAGCCATAATAGTTACCGCCCTGCACCGTGTCTGGAGCGACAACGCCCTTTTTAGCCAAGTGGTGGAAAAGGCGATTTTGCGCGTCATACACCAAGTCGCCCATATTGTCCTTTGGAAACGCTATAACTTTTTGCTTCTTGGGGGACAGTACAATATCGATCACTTCGTGGTCCATAATCATAAAGTCACCATCAAGGGTTTTTCTAGCCTTGAGTTCCATTTCGGCCTGCACAGGTTGATCATTTGGGCCAGTAGGCTTAGCATCGCTCAACTGATCAACGTCTACTTTTACCTTAATCTCAGCCATTAGCTATCCAACTCCTGCACAAGGCCTTGGATTTTCATTATCTTTTTTATTACCTTCTCATCCAGCTTGTTCTGAGTGTACTCCTCTAGCATAGAAATAATGTTTCTTGTCTTAGATGTCATCTCCTCATCGTTTTCGACATCTTCTTCCCGAAGAGAACTAACCAATCTTGTCTTTAATCTTCCTAACTCTTCGTTCAGATACACCTTCAAAGAAAGGCCGTTGTCAGAAAAGGAAAAAATATAATGCTTCAAAAGTTCTTTTTGTTCTTCCAGCAAGCTGCCAGAGTATTGTTCGTTGAACTTCTTTGAGAATGTTTTAAAAACAACGTTGTCAATTGGCTTCATGGTGCCCTCTTTCTCCCCCTTAAGAGATACCATGCCAGCCAATATGTTTTGCTCAAGAATTACCCTCTTCTTGACGGGCAGTTCTGAATCGAAAATCTGGTATATCGTAGCCAGACTTCTGTAATTCGGGACAAAATTAGAGAACACCTTGTCTGACAGCTTTTTATTGACATCATTGATAAGTCTAGTTTGACGGCTGAACAACTTCTTCTTGTCCATCTGGGAGCGTATATTTCTAATCTCGCAAATTAGTTTTTCAGCAGTATATGGCTCCATGGAGTCGGTCTCGCTCAAGGATCTGTAGCACTCTAGATCTTGTGCTAAGATTTCGCCCTTTTTGAAGTGCTCCTTTATAAGACTTGTAATTGTTGCTTTTCTCTCTGTGTTTTTAGAAAGAACGGCCTTTGTTAACTCACGGACCAGCGACTCGTATAAAAAAGCCGTGTTCCTCTTTTTATTGTGCTTAAGCTTCATTTTCATCTTGCTCCACTTTATATCTTGTATCCAACTCAATAATTAGATTTCTAATCTCTTGATTTACCTCAAAAATCTTTTCTTCTTCAGATTTCTGNCTNTCNGTATAAACCCCCCTACTCAAAGAACTCAAATCTGAGTATCCTTTGAANAGGTTTTTCCTTCCGCCTTGCGNATGNCCNGCGAGGCCCATCATNCTTTTCTTNCGGNNGCCCATGCCNCGGGCATCAATGTNTCTTGGCTTNTATTTNNTACGCTTAGACCGGCTTGTGGTGGTTTCGCCCTTTTTGTTTTTAAACTTTATCCAAACGTCATTGTCATCGTCTCTTGATCCAGGCGCCGCGAGAAGGGCAGAGTCATCACCCCCAGGTTCTTCAGCGGGCATCTCCTCCATGTCCTCCATACCCCCTTCATCCCCGCCGACCTCCAGATCTTCCATGCCTTCCATGCCGGCTCCCTCGTCGCCTCCTTCCATGCCTTCCATGCCAGCGTCGGCTCCGCCGGCGTCGGCGGTCAACTCAGAAGCAACTTGCTCGGGAACAGCCTCCAAAGCGGCCATGAGCTTAGCGTCGTGAAACATGTCACGCTGATTACGCAAGAACTCTTCGTCAGACAATTTAAAGATGTGCTTAGCAACCCAGCGCTTGCTGAAAAAACCCTCAGTGGCAGCGCCCGCTGTGTCAAATTTTGTTCTCCAAGATTCCAGTTCTTGTAACTCAGCAATCTTAGATGGGTTATTAAGAGCCAATTTAAAAGAAACTAAGTCTGATGCTCGGTAACCCATCGTGTACAGGTGGATAACCCCAACCTTTTCCAGTTCAGCAACTATCGACCTCTGTAGTCTCTGAATCGTTCTCGCAAAGCGAATGTCCTTTTGAGCCAATGTTGTCTTATCTTCCTCTGCACCTTCACCCCTAGAAAGGTATGATTGTGGCACCTTAAGTGCTGAGAATAACTTGTCTCTCAAGTATTTAACATCGTCAATATCCCCAGTGTATGTACCGCCAGGCAATGTGGTAATTTCTGAAGAGGCGCCTCCGCGGACGGGAATGAAATAGTCTTCATCAATGCTCATCGGATTGTAGCGCAGATCGACGCGGCCAGTGTCAGGGTCAATAACTTGATTACGCTTCATTTGCGTCATAACCTTTTGCATGTACTGCTCTACATCAGGCGCTGGAATGTTCCCTACATCGATCTTAAACACCCTGCGCTCGGGCGAACGAACAATGCGGTACGCCATCATCGCATCTTCCAGAAGAATCAATTGCCTCCAGATCCTGCGAGCGGGCTCCAAAACAGAGGTGCCATATGGTGCATACTTGTCGTTTCCAAGAATTCTGAAGTGGGCAATTTGCCAATTCTCAAATGTAATGCCACCAGAGTTCCACTGATATTGGATGTAATTGGGATTTGTTGCATCTTCCCCTTCGAGCCTTTCTACTTCATGGCTTGGTAAGCCAATAACGTTCTTGACGCCAGACTGCTCATCAATATCTATGTATAAAAAGAAGTCTCCAAACTTGCACATAGATCGGCACCAGCCAAAAAGGTTGAACTCAATGTTCATAATGTTGTGATATAATGAATCGAGGATAGATTTGATTTCTTCATTCTGACAATCAATCGACAGCAACGGTTGCAAATCACTTGAAGTTGTCATCTCATCTGCATAAATATCTAAGGCGGACGCTATCTCAGGCGTGAACTCCATCTGATCAAAATCTACATAACGGTCACCACGGTTCTGGTTGACCATGTAGTTGGCCTGCAAACTGGAGAACGGGTTATACTCTGTCTTCTTGAATTGCTGCCCACTGGCTGACTTGAACTTGTATTTGTCTAGCTGGCGTCGGCGCAATTGCCGAGGCGTTTGTTGACGATAGTTTACAAGCGGGCCTGACAGTAATCTCGTTAATCTTTTAAAAAGTGGAGATGCCGCATTCCTCGGGTTTTTCTTTTGATCAGCCATTCATTTTATCCTTTATAGAGCCATCCAAATTGATCATGGTGCTTCTTTATTTTAGCAAAGTCCTCATCTTTTTTATAACCCTCCATACCAGGAATTGTCGTATTCAATTTTGTTTTCGACACCTTCATGGAGCCTATAAAAGCTTTTGCGTACTCTAACTGTCTCTCGTTTGTTGTAAGTGCAGTATCCTTCACCCAACATAAAATTGCCAAAGACATAACCAAGTCGTCATTATAACCCTTCATGCACTGTGGCTTTCCATTGTTCCAAATAAAAGTTTTAAGCTCCTCTAAAGTCCTCGAAGAATTTATATTAATTAGTTGATTTCTTATGAATTCTTCCAATTTTGCAATAATAAGAGGGCGCGTTTTAGATGTTGTGCTGAACCCTGGGACCGAATTAGATACTGCCTCTGCCTGAACAGGGTCTATATACTCGTGGCTTGACTTTAATGCATAGTATAAATTCGGATATACTGCCTCTATTAACTTGTCTAACACTGTATATCCAACTGAATTGTTTTCGACCACCACCATACAGTTCCCATACTCTTTTCCCACTTGGCACAGTAAGTTCGCGAACAGGTCGAGGGATATTTTTCCTCTATATTCTCCAACCTGTTCCATAGTGTTTACGTTGAAAAGCTGAAATGCGGAATGGTCTTGACCGTCGCCTCTCGCCACATCGGCAGAAATTAAATATGCATTATTAGGGTCATACCCCTGCCATATCCAAAAATTTCTATCAAACCCTGTCCTATGTTTGGGTTCACATATTTCTGTCGCCATCCTCATTAAGTCGTCGGGATGTACCACTGTCTCCCCAGAGGTATTAAAATTGCATTCAAGCTCTTGAGCTATTTGCCGGCGAGACATATTCTTTGTCTCTTTCTCAAACCAATCTTGGTCGCGGTCGGGATGCGCATCCCAAGGCAGCTTTATGGGGTAGAAGTCGTTTTCATTAGCTTCGGCATCCACATAGGTCTGGTGGAACCAGTTGCCGACACCATTTGGAGTAGATAGTGATATACAGCGACCACCCGTTGAAAGCGTCGGATACAGCGCGGTCCACAAATCTTCAAGACCCTCGACGTGAGCGGCCTCGTCAATGACCAGCAACGACAAAGCTTCAGAACGACCCGCGTCTGAACTTGTCGAGGATGCCTTTATTTGGGACCCGTTCGTAAGCTCAAACGAAGTCCTATTATCGACTGAAATTTCGGCAATTCTTATCCACTCTGGCAAGTTTTTTAGAATTGCTTTGACCTTTTTAACTAGGTTGGAAGCTGTTTGAAACTTTGTTGCCATGACAAGTATGTTCTTGTCGCGGTGGAAAATCATCATCCAGGTGACGTAGGCAGCAACTATGGTAGAAATACCAAGCTGCCGGGCTTTTAAGATCACTGTAAATCGATGATCATTAAAGTTTTCTAGCAAGTCCTGTTGATAATCATAGGTCTTAAACGGAATTAGACCATGCATTGGGTGGGAAATTTTTGCGTAATTGTTTATAAAATAAGAAGGATCTCTACCAGACTGAACAATTTCTTTTGTTATCTGCTTTTTCGTTAATTGAAAGCTCATACATTATTTAGTCATTCCGACAATAGTTTACAGAACCTTTACGATGTCGGACGCCTTAATCCGAACTTCGTTTCCATTGTTGTCTGTGCCAACAATTACCTGGCTTGGGTCCAAAGATAGCACCTCACCGCCCTCGGTGATTACCGAGACAGCATCGGAAGCGTCATCGGCGCGGCGTAATTCTTCTTTGATTATCTGCCTTAATCTTCCTTTTGTAATGTTCATGTTCTTGGCTCCTCATCTCTTTTGCCTTTTACGTTGCTTGGCTTCTTGGCGCCAGAATAGGAGTCGCGGCCAATAAAGCCCTGGTTACGACTTTTGTTGCCGTTGAGACCCAGCCACTTCTTAACGCTAGAGTCCAGATCTTCTTCGCTCTCTTGCTTAGCATCTTCAACCTCGTTAAGGCCACCGATCTTATAATATTTTTGAGCCTGAACCCAGGACCTTGTATTAGAGATGGTCTGAACCAGAATATCGGAATCGCCTTCGGCCGTTAACGACAGCGAGTTGCCAGTAACACTCTTGTACTCTTTCCTCAAGAACTTGGCAATATCTCCAAACCTGCTTTCAATATCAGTCTCGAAATTGTTCTTATCATGTACTTCTTTCAATGAAATCTCTGAATGATATTTAACGCATAATGTCGGGCCGTGGAAGGCAACCTTGAACCCATCAATCACACGACGGTCGGTGATGGCCACGTCTTCTTCTCTTCTTAGCCCGATCTTAACCGGGTCGCCGTTCTCATCCAAAGCTCCGTCATATGCGTTTGCGGCAGCTTGGGAGATGCCTCTTACTATTTCTGTTACTGATGCCATAATTTATTCCTCTTTATCGGGTCTCCAGCCTGAGATCCATCTTTCTTCTCTGTCTTCAACCCATTTAACGTAACATTGGAAGCAGCACTCGAATTTGTTCATGTACAAATCATCTTTCATTTCAAACGAATAGACACTGCACACCGGACATACTCTAGACCTACCCCTAGGAGTAAGTAGTTGTTTGGAAACTAAAAATCCATCTGTTTCAACTTTCTCCGCTTTTTCGTTTTGTTGCGCTTTTCTCCTTGATACTTCCTTTAGATCTTCTAAATATTTCTGTTCCTTTTCATCGCTCCAGCTTGACTTTGGATTTTGTATTGTCTCTTGGCCATACTTTTTTTTTATGGCCCTTTCCAGCTTAACAACATAATCTGTGTCGTCCTTACTCATGTGAAATTTCAACTGCCGCATAGAAAATAACAACAGAAGTAATAATCCCAGCAGCAATCCCTCCAGCAAACCACCAATGGTTGTATTTGTTTGGCTGCTCTAGTGCCAAGCCATTAAGTCTTGCTATCTCTTCATCTTTTATTGCCAAGATTGCGTCAAGCGTCGACTTGGACGCATCCAAACGCGCATTGGCTGTGTTAATAAGCAAATCACACCTTGCCTTCTCTTTGTTTTCGATATAAGATTTTGACAAGCTGCATTGCTCTTTTACATTTTCTTTCTCAGCTATAAGTTGTGCGGCAGCGGCAGGATTCAGCAGTGTACCAGCGAACGGCACCTTCTGTCCTTTTGCCACATCAGTAATCTTTGGTGCTTCATTGGCATAGGCCGGTGAAACACCCAACATCGCCACAACTACTATAACACTAATCTTCTTTAACATACATTATCCCGTATTTAGCTGCGAGCATTTTAGACAAAGTGTGCGGGCTACCGTGATGCTCTTCCACTAATTCTTTAATTCTTTTCTTTTTCTTTCTATCCAAAGATGCCACAGATTTGTTGTGCTCTTTCTCAATAGAGTCAACAACTTTGTTGTATTCCTTTAGAACCTCATCTCTCTTTTTTAATTCTGTCTCATGTATCTCATTCATAGCAGTAACCTGCTTCTTGTAGCTATCTTTTGTAATAGATAAAACTTCGCCGGCGTTGGACCCAGACCTTCTAAACACCACTGCCATTATAATAGTATAAACTAGCAGTGCTGGTACATACCAGTACGTCTTTAGCCAAGTCCAGGTTTTTTTGGCCGCATGTTTAACGGCCAGCCAACTCATTTCCCGTGCTTCCAAGAAACTGCGGCATCAACAAAGGCCTGAGTTCCTACGTAAGCTAGAGACAGCGTTTCCCACACTGCTGGGGATACTTCTCCCAAAAATAATAGTACGGTGCACGTCACCCACACGAGTAGCTTTCTGCTTGTCACCTTTCCTAACAGTAAGTCGAGCTTTCCTCTCTTATCTACCACTGCTTTACTTTCTTTTTTAGCCATTTTCTTTCCTCCTAGAATAGCCATCCTTAAACCAGCCGTCGCCCTTGAGGCGGAAACTGTTTAAAGATATCATTTTTTTTACTTCCGACCCACACCCACATAGTGGATCTGGGTCGCTAAACTTTTGCAGTACCTCAAATACTATCTTGCATTTTTCACATTTAAATTCATAAATCGGCAACTTCTTCACCTTCATCGGGTGCAGAGGAGTCTTCATCCTCATAAATTGGAATAACGAACTCCACATCCTCTAGTTCATCAAATGTGTTCGCAAGCAAAGATAGCAAACTATCAACACTATCCAGCACCCCCTCTTCCGCACATTCATCTTCGAACACCGCGCTGAAGTCCTTCATCGAATCGCCCGTTTTTGTATCCACCGCCCATCCATTAGCATATCTAGTTATCGTATATGTTGTTTTCATTATTGCCTCACGCATGCATAGTCGCCCTGCCTATCAATAATTATTTGCGTGTCAACGCAATCCTTGAGAGTATCAAGGTGAGAGATCAACAGTACAACGTTAAAATAAGATTTTATCAAGTCTAGAATCCTTACAAACCCTTCCATATTTTCTTCATCCAAAGAGGTGCCAGGTTCGTCTAATATAAATAGATTCGGTTTTGGTAAAGTGGACACATTTAACAAAGCTAAACGAATGGCCATGGCGGCGATGGACTTCTCGGCTCCAGAGCCAAGCTCTAATGGCCTTGCGTCATGTTTCGGGTGCTTAATAAAAATGTTAAGTCTCTTCCCATTTTCTTCAAAAAAGACCTCGAAGTCCACAACGTTTGTCAAGACCTTGGCAATCTCATTGTTAATAAGAGGCAACTTTTTCTTAATAATATCATACGAAATACCATTAGGATGCATGCACCGCAAGAACAAGTCGTATGATTCATACTCCTGCCTTAAGTTTTCCATCTCCTGTTGCTGATTTAACAAGTTATCAACGCGCTCGACAAAGGCTCCATGCGCAACATATAGCTTTTGCAGTGCTTTTTCACACGAGGCCAAACGCTTGTCGTGCACACCTATTTTAGAGTTATTTTCTTCCTTCTCCGCGTTGAGTTCGGCACAATTTTCAATAACTTCCTTGTTCTCTTGATAGAGCCCCTCTTTCTCCTCTAGAGAACTGACCTCACCCAATAGAACAGCAATTTCCGCATTATTCTTTTCAACCATCAGTTCGCACTGCGCTACACTGTTGGCGGTCTCATCCCTTCTTCTTACAACTTCGTTATATTTTTCAATATACTCATCAACCTGCTTTTGATTTGTGCTACCTAGCTCAGTCTGTAGCGCTGTGAGCTTTTCATCTTGAGTGTTGATCTTTCTAAGTAACGCTGGCAATTCCTTTTTTGCGGAGTAGGCATCTTTAATAAACTTACAACTAGAATACTCTTCTCCGCAAGGGACCTCGGACAGCAACTCTACCTTTTTGCTGCAAATAGTTTGCTTAGCTCGATCTAACTCCCGATCGGCTTCAAGAGTGGACTGCTCTTCTAGTAACTGATCAATGTTCTCCCTTTCCTGCAAATATTGATCGATGTCGAAACCCGCAATAAAAGCTTCAAGCTTGTTGTAGTATGCCTTTTGCTCCTCACACTGCCGCTTGGTATCAATGTTTGACTTCTGCAACTCATCAAGACTTGATCGACAATCGGCTAGCTTAGTTTCGGTTTCAACAATATCAATCACCTGAGAGGGCATCGTATTTAGCCGGCTCTGAATTGCATCATTTTCTCCTTTTAGGACCTCCACTTTCAACTGCAAGTCGACACACTCCCTCTTCTTGCTGTCTGTTACTTTTTCGTTTTGTTGTAACTCTTTCCGAGCAGTTTCGATCTCTTCCGTAAAATCCCTACCTTCGTACCGCTTGAGAGCACCTTTAAGGTCTGCTGTCTCTTCCTTTGCTAGCTTGAACTTGCTTTCAAAAGTTTCAAGGTCTAAGAACTTAGCAAGTATTTCTTTCCTCTTTGTGGAGCCTTCGTTAATAAATGTCAACGCGCCGTGTTGGCTGGCCATCGAAGTGAAGAGAAAGTCTTCGATTGTTCCAAACTGCTTTCTAATGTTTTTATCGGTGTCATTTCTACTAAGGCCATTTTTACTTTCGACTTCGCCCAGTTCGTTGCACAGAGAAAAATCGACATCTGTCTTAGCCTCCAAGGTCTCTTCGCCTTTTAGTCTTTTGATATATTTCTCTGATTCTCTCTCAACGGCATACACTTTACCATTAAGGAGAATTTCTACTCTTCCCCTCCCCTTTTCCGCCGCCTGATTAATGACATTAAGGTTTCTACGGCTATTTTTAGAAGTAGAATTAAATAGAGTGAAAAGAAAACTGTCGATAATACTAGACTTGCCTGAGAAATTTTTACCGAGCACACCAACAACACCAGAAAGATTTTCAAAGTCAATCCTATTGCCCTCGCCGTAGTTAAATAGGTTGTCCCACTCCAAAGACATCAACTTCCAGTTTACATTTCTGGCAATATCCTCGTCTTTTTCGAGAACAGAATTGTACTTTTTGTTCAGATCATACACCCTCTGGAGGACATCGTCTTCTGCATGAAAATCCTTTAAATATTCATCAATTAGCTCTCTCTGGACCGCCGGATCCCTTAGGTCTTCTTTAACAAGACTGTTGGTTATTTCCTCGACTGAACCTCTTTCTCCAGCAGCCCTGTTCAAATATGTAACAGACTCAGGCTTGAACCTCTTCTTTGAAATTTCTGCGGCCTTGCGAATTGAATCCAACGGCAGATTGTTTGTAGAAACCAGCCTTAGTCGCGCGCCTTCCTGTATCTTGGTTCCGCGGGGGATCTTGCCCTTTGGGGTTAACTCGATTGTGAGGAAGGGCTTTGGGTTCTTTAGCTCAATGTGCCGAACAGTAAAGTCATCTTTATTTTCAATCTCCCATAGTAAAAAACCCTTGTCGTTCGTCTCGCCGTGATTCTGCTGCACAGTTGAGCCACAATACCTGACCCTGCCTTCGGTGTCGAGAGATTGTCTCTTGTGGATGTCCCCGAGCATTGCGTAGTCAAATCCCTCGAAGATATCAATCGTGTCTTCACCGTTTTCCATAACCCAATTAAGGTCAGTTTTACAGTTAGAGATTGAACCATGATAAAGGGCAATATTAATACGACTATCATCTGATGGCTGCACCCAGTTATCGCGGTCGAAAACGGAAAGTATATTAAGCGTAGTGTTATGGTCTAACAATACTTCGCCGGAATCCTTGGCGAGGTGAAGATTCGGATGACCAAGCGCATCGACAATGGGCGTAAGAGCGTCCTGTCGGCTACTGTTTTTTAGATTGCCATCGTGGTTGCCCAGAATAATATATGTTGGAGCAATGTCTGCTAAGTTTTGAAAAAAACTAGCGCACAAATCAACAAACTCTGGAGAGATTTGTGTTTTTGTATGAGCGATGTCTCCGCAATGAATAATGTAGTCAACCTCTTCTTCCAGAAGACATTGGTATAATTGTTCAAAAACCTCTTTGTACTCTTTATGGTACTTGAGGTTTCTAATGTGTGTATCAGCAATGTGTGCAAATTTCATATAATCTCGCTTTCTATAATAACCATATTTTTTTGTTTTGTTAATCCCTAAATAGCCGTCGTCTTGTGCAACAAATAGCTATCGTTATTTATCGCGGGTGTACCACTTTTAATCTGCATGAATTCTTCCTTTGACATTTCACCCACGTCAGTCGCGCCATGGTCACTAATATCTACCTTGTATACTTCCATATCATATTGCAATAACAACCTTACTAGTCTCATTGCTTTTTTCTCTGCATCAACATCAAGAGCGACATATATCGGTGTGTCATGCCTGACGATTTCCTGAAACAGTTTTGAAGACTCCCTTATTGTTGACCCTAGTAGTGGAACAGCATTCGGGCCGGCGACGATAGCGTCGAAAACGCCCTCCACGATAACCAAATCTTGGTCCCAATCTATGTACAGTTCGTTAAAAATTATATCCCTGGCCGTGGGTGGGTTTTTATATTTTGGCCATTCTCTACCATATGAACGTGCTATAAAATAATTGGAATAACCATCACCATTAAACGATGGTACAACAACCCTTTCTTTGTATTCGCCTGATGGGCAATAACCAATCTTCCACCGCAAGATATCCTCTCGCGTCACCCCTCTAGACCTTAGGTAGCTTCTTGCCATTGCAGACGTGATTGGCAAATTTTTGTTTGCCAATGATACAAATTCCCTTGGAAGGTCAACAGTTTGTGGAGCAGGTTCTTCTTGGAGATCCCCAAAAAGATCCTCCGAAAAAGTGTTTATATCAATCTCGTTTGTAAACGATTTCCACTCTTGCCTTTGTTCGAAATTGCCAAACTTACGGACCAGGCGATACAGATTTGGCGTCGCCCAACCGCATACCCAGCATTTAGCGCCCTTATCGAGATTGACTGATAATTTAGGTTTATGATGCTTGCAAAAAGGGCAGGAGAATAAGAACTCCTCTCCTACTTTCCTATAATTTCCAAATAGGCTTCTTAATATTCTTAGCTTTTGTTTGTCCAATTCTTCAATCCGGCCCGGGCAATGATGATGCTGTCAGCAATATCATACGAGCCCGGCTTAGGGTTTCCCTGTTTTGTATATTGTATACTAAAACCAGGCTCGTTGTCAAGTAAAAACTTTAATACTACTTGCTTTGCTTTTTGGCCGCGAGGAACTGTTATTCCACAGGCTTTGCGTGCCGAGGTGGCCGCTATGTATTCCGGGGCGGTTGTGAATATTTTTCTGCATAGATAAGATATGATACCATTAAACTTGGCTAAAGTTAAGATGGTTTTTGCTGAGGATAAGCCTGGGCGGAAGGCCTGGAGAGATTGCTCGATATAAACCTTTTCAATTAGAAACCCTCTATTAACTTTAAGCTCTTGCAGTCTTGCTTCAATGAAGTCTGCCTTGTGCCAGAGGGTGGGGAACTTTCTCTTGTTTCTTGTGTCCCAAGCTGTCTTAAAAAGTATCTCTCCACTTCTGTCTATAACCGTTGCTCCGGTTATAGACGTGGATACGTCTAATCCTAATATCATATTTGTATCTAGCTTTTTAGTATGCCAGCCAACTCTTTAAACCTTTTAAAT